GCCTATGGATCCCCTGTCCAACAGATAGACCAGAGCATTGAGCAATCAATTACAGGGATAGAGGTAACCATTGTGAGGCCAGATGCAGATTGACCTGATGTGCTCTGTAGTGGAGGCGTACATCTTTAAGATGAAAGGAGAGCAGGTAAGGATAGATAGGAGAGCTGTGGCTTCAGATGGGAGGCAGATGGCTATGTTAATGAATGCCTACCAGATAGCATTGAATGGAGATAAAGAGCACGGTAATATTTGAGAAGAACTATGAGGCCCTGAATGGAGAGCCCAGGTTCATCATTAACGAGGGAGGGAGCAGGAGCTCCAAGACGTACAGCCTTTGTCAGTTGGTTATTATCTATTGCATCCAGAATAGCAATAAGGTAGTATCAATTATCCGTAAGACCTTCCCTGCATTGAGGGCAACCGTGATGAGGGACTTCATAGAGATACTTAAGGATATTGGTATCTATAGTGTGGAGAGCCACAACAAGAGTGAGCATATATATACTTTCTCTAATGGCTCCATTGTGGAATTTTTTTCCGTAGATGATGAGCAAAAGATCAGAGGGCGTAAACGAGATATAGCATGGTGCAATGAAGCCAATGAGCTGTACTTCGATGACTTTACACAGCTTAACATGAGAACCGAAAGCAAACTGATCTTTGACTACAACCCGAGTGAGAGTTCATCCTGGTTATATGAACTACCACAGGAAGAGAGCATACTGATTAAGTCTACCTATAGAGGCACTATATCAGATCTATGCTCTAGGTGAGAAAGCAATCAGTAAGAGTAACATCTACTCTAATTGGACATTCATGAGCCATAGGCCGGCAAGGTTTGTGAACTATGTATATGGCTTAGACTTTGGTTACAATCACCCCACTGCATTGATGAGAGTATATTGGTGTGATGCTGACATCTACATTGAGCCTGTCATCTATGAAAGCTACCTGACTACACCAATGCTCATAGACAAGATGCAAGCTGCCAACATTGAAAAGACTGTGACCATTGTAGCAGACTATGCAAGGCCTGAGATTATTGCTGAACTGAACAATGCAGGGTATGATGTACAGAATGCTAACAAGGTGGTGAAGAAAGGGATAGACAACATCAAGACCTTTGGTGTGTTCTGCCAAGATGACAAGGCCATCAAGAAGGAGTATGAGAACTACAAGTGGAAGAAGATAGGTGACATGATAACTGATGAGCCTGTTAAGATGTGGGATGATGCAATGGATGCTATCCGTTATGCTACCACTCACATAAGGCAGGAGTACTACACTGATGATAGTTACTATGCCTTCTAAACATATTTACATGGTAGCTTAATATAGGTATGGCAATCTTTACAATAGCTACTCCACAGAGACTTACTCCGGCATACAACCCGATTAAGTTCTACTTCGCAGGTACTAACTCAGGTAATGCAGGGTATAAGTTTATCTTTGACATCTACCAAAGTGGTACAGCTAACAAGATAGCTGAGTATAGGGTACTACCTGAATATGGCTCAGGCTATGGTCTTATAGACTTATCAAGACTATTGCAGTCTAAGGTTAGCTTTGACTTTGAGCCTAACAATACCACTGTATATGATGCACCCAATAGTCACTACCAATATGATGTGAGAGTAGGAGAAGAGTATCTAACAGTGGTGCAGTACTTTACACCCCTCACTAACAATGGAGGCAACGTGCAGATAAACGTGGTTAATAGCTTTGTGGTAGGTGACCAGATTAACATAGTGCAAGCAGGACCTGGCAACCCTAACCTTGAAGGATTGCAGACAGTGATTGCAGTAGGTGCAGGTTACTTGGTAGTGAATAGCCCATGGTCATTGATAACCAATGCAGCACTTAATGGTAACATCTACTATGCAGATGGTAGGACAACTATCACTAGGAACATAAACAACATACTTAAGTATTATGTGTTCAATGGAGCTATACCATGGACACAGTGGCCAAGCTACTTATATACTGACTACTACCTTACAAGTCCATCCGATAAGTTCCTGACATCAATACCTCAACGCAACTTCTATGCTACACTGTCACAGGACTTGTGGATGAATGCAGTGTATGGAGGACCAGGACCAGGCACACATAAGATCATCTTCTACAATGATGCAGGTGAGAGCTTTGAGAAATCAGTGTTAGCAACTGATCATGTAACAGGTAACGCAGTAGGTCCTAACAACCATGGAACACTTACTCCTATCGTAGGAACACTACCATTGATTAAGCCAAACACTGAGTACTATGCCTACTACTATGAGCACAATGGTGCACAGGTAACAACTGACTACCGAGTATATATAGACCGTAGAGTTAGGATGGAAGAGCACAGCATTGTATTCCTTGACCGATATGGCTCATGGGGTAGCTTTGCCTTTACAGGTAGAGCCTATGAACGTGGTACTGTCACAAGGGAGCAGTTCAATCAAGATGTGCCTGGGTACATTGACTCAGGTGCAGGTCAATGGCTATACTACACAACAGATAGAGGCTACATCAATAGCTATGTTAGTGTGGACAATACCATTGACTTGAATACCGATTGGATGAATGAGGACATGGCTGCCTACTTCACTGAACTCATCAGCTCACCATATACTTACTTCAAGGTAAGCACGTACTATGAGAACTGTGAACTACCTGCTAGCACACAGTATGTGAGCTGTAACATTGTGACCTCATCCTTTGAGAAGTACAAGCAACGGAATAAGAACTTAATTAAGCAGAGCATAACCATCAAGCTTGCTAACAATGATATAGTAAATGGTTAAGATACAATTAGCAACAGGCTACCTTGATGTTAAGGAAGGTACTGCTTTCCCTTTGACATTCCAAGTAGGCGACATTAGGGATATCTCACAGAGGAAAGGTAACTTTTCCAAGACCATCACATTGGTAGGTAGTAAGAATAACAATGACCTACTCAACCACTACTATGATGTGAACATCCAAGCGGGTACATTTGACATCAATGCCTTGACTACCTGCTCAGTTATTCAGGATGGCATACCTATCATGGAGGATGCAAGCCTACAGCTCACAGCAGTTAAGAAGGTACAGATAACAGGTAGCTATGAAGAGCACGTTGAGTATGAGGTATTAGTGAAGGATAACAAGGCTGACTTCTTTACAGCCATTAACAACCTTGAGCTAACAGATATAGACTTCACTGACCTCAATCACATCTATGATGCTAACAATGTGCAGATGCGTTTTAGTAACACTGAGGTGGATGGCTTCAAGTACTTCCTGCCAGGTAGTGGTGACAATGCATACAATACCATTGAGTTCAAGCCTGCTATCTTTGCTAAGACTTACTTTGACCGTATCTTTGCCAATGCAGGTTTCCAATACAATTGGGCCTCATTGAGTGATACCAAGTTTGATAAGCTCATCATTCCATACAATGGTGGTAGTGATAACCTTGACTATGCTGACTATGTGGTAAAGGCTGAGAAGACTACACCAAGTACTGTGACATCTGTACCGGCAATTTATCCTGTTACTTCAGTATATACATTTACAGGATTGACTGAGCTTGAAGATCCACAAGGATTGTTTGATCCTGTCACAGGAATATATACTACACCATTCAACATAAGCTCTGCTAATGCTCAGTATTATGAGTACACTATATTGGTTAACTTCAGCTTGGATATTACTTTTGGAAGTGCAACTGTTAGTATTGGTACACCTCAATACTATGTTTCATTCTTCAATAGTCCATATACTGTAATAGTACAATCACCAATGTACAATGGACCTACAGGGGTTATAGCAGCAGGTACATACAATGTGACTACAGATACCTTGAGTATAACTATTCAGGCTACTGATCCAACACTATTGCCTCAGCTCACTGCATTGGTATTGAATGCTCAAGCAGGAACAATTTTCCCAGGAGGCTCCTATCTTGGAAATCACACCTTAACCTTAACCATTAACTCAGCAGACATCAGCATCACACCGAGTAGCAACATTGTAGCTGTTGGTGGTATTATTGATGTCAATGACTATGTGCCTAAAAAGATTAAGCAACGTGACTTCATTAGTGCTGTGTTCAATATGTTTAATATCTATGCTGAGGTAGATAAGTCACAGCCTAACACTTTGAACTTAGTGCATAGGGATGACTACTATGATGCAGGTAAGCAAGTGGATTGGACATTGAAGCTTGCCAAGGACCAAGAACAGTCATTATCATTCCTACCTGAGCTAACCAATAAGAAGGTCATCTTAACCTATAAGGCTGATAAGGATGGACCTAATGAGACATACACCAACGCTACCAATCAGATATATGGACAGGCTGAGGTCATCTTCAACAATGAGTATGTTAAGGACATCACTACTAAGGAAATACTGTTCAGTCCTACACCGGTCATTGATACTGTCTTTGGTGCATACGTTCCAATGATCATAGGCTCACAGCCTGACACTAACATCCGCATCCTGTATGACAGCACTGCTGAGGTAGGGCTTACTTCATGTGCTGCATTCAACATCTATGACTATGGTGCAGTTGGAGCTACAGGCCTCACAGCCTATCCGTATGTCGGCCACTTCAATGATCCTATCAATCCTTCATGGGATTTGAACTATGCCATCTGTTCATTCTACTACTACCAGCCATTTACGCTAACCGATAACAACCTCTACAACAAGTACTGGCGTAGGACAATGGGCCAGATTAATAATGGTAAGATGTTGAGTGCCTACTTCAACCTAAGAGATGCAGACATCCAAGCCATGGAGCTCAATGATAAGATACGCATTGATAACTCATGGTGGAACATTAACAAGGTGATTGACTATGATGCCAATGCTAACAAGCTCACACAGGTAGAGCTCATCAGTGTAGATAGTGAGATAGACTTGATGGGAGTATTGCCTGGCTCTACAGCTATACCTGGTCAACCTGCTCCAATAGGTAATGGTAACAATGGGCCTATAGGTCATGTATCTACTCAAGCTATGTTCAATGTGCGTAGCATTAACTCCAACGTAGTACCTAATAGTAGTACAGGAGTAGTAACAGGTAAAGGTAATGTGGTTAACCCAAGCACCAAGAGTGTAGTGGTGACTGACAACAAGCTCATAGCTGAGGATGGTATCTATACTGACAACCTCACAGTATATGGCAAGATAAACGGAGTACCTGTTCAGACACCATGCCTATCCTATACAGCTGTACTGTTGCAGTCAGGTGCTACTGCTCCTACTGCATTCGAGATAGTGAACACCATAGGACAGGTTACATGGAACTACTTAGGAGTAGGTCAATACCAAGCAGTCTTAGATCAATGGGATTTAGGTAGCATACCAAAGGAAAGGCTAACCGTACTAATAGGTACTACACTATATGATGGCATATACAGTGCATACTTTGTCTCAACAGATAGCAGTGTATATGTAGATACTTCACAGATAGGTGTTGGCTTCAGTGACAACTATCTTAACATGACTACAATAGAAATCAAATACTACCCATAAGA